TCATCTCCATGAATAGGACATTCATATAAAGAGTATCCATTAAGGGATTTAAAAAAAGTCGGTTTCATGTCCTTAAATACTTCTAATTTAAGGTTATTTAGATTATCCATTTTGTATCCTTTATTAAGGTTAAAATTAACTTATTTACTGTATTAATAATAATACAAAATACATACCTTGTCAAGTAAAAAATACATAATAATGTAAATAATTTAAAATAATTTATTATTACTTAATATAGATAATTATTATATTTATATAAATGTTAATTAATACATATACAGTGCTATATAAGAGAAGTTAAAAATCTAGGTGCAATCATATTAAGGTAAGTCTCTTTTTCGCTTAGAGAGAGATTTGAGCATCCAAATTTTGAGGAAATAGCAAAAAAATTGAGGAAATAACAGGAACTTGTAAACTTTACGTTAAAGCAAAACCTTGTGTAAAGTGCTGATATTATTATGATAATAGGGTTATTACTAGATGTGTATATGTAAAAACAGGGTGGACACTTTCTTGGAGCAAGTATTTATCTTTTATTGTTTATCAGTAATAATAGTAATATATTAAAATTAAATATATAATAATATCAGTTAGTTAGGTAAAAGGATAGCGCAAGTAGATATTTAATATAGTAATTACAGTAACTTATGGTTATTTACTGTTTGCAAGAAAGTGTCAGGGGTGAAACTTGATATATTAGGTTAATAATTGGTTAGTATATATAAGCAAAACAAGGATTTACACAACGTTTTGACTTAACGCTTTTTTTACAAGTTGGTGGTATTTCCTATTAAAATGGGGTGTTTTTGATATGGCTGGAAGAAAAAAGACAAGGGAAAGAAGAAGTAAACAGGATTTGAAATTGGCAGAAAGTAATACAGAGTTTTGGGATAAGTTATTTTTAGCTATTGGAGTTGAAGGAATGTCGCTTGCTGAATTTTGCAAGTTAGAAGAAGTGGAGTATACAAAAGTTAATTGGCGTTTGAAAGTGTCTGAAGACCTGCAACAAAGATACGTACACGCCCGAACTGATCGAGCAAACAAAAACCTTGAACGCATTGCAATTTTATCTGAAGAAGTCTTGAAAAATCCGAAGGATGCGAATGCGTATAAAATCAGCTACGAGATGAAAAAATGGGAAGCACAAGTGCTTGATCGAGCCACTTTCGGAGAGAAAGTAGAACAAAATGTAAACGTAGATATTAACTTAAATGCTACCTATCTTGACCAACTCAAAAACCTAATGACTGATAAGCCTAAAATCATAAGCGAAAGTAAAAAAGAAAGTAAAACAATAGAGCATAAGGTTTAAGTATATGTATTTGTTAGATAAAGATATGATTAGTTATCATATTCAGGCAAAAAAGCAGGATTTTCACAGATTTTTTGATTTTTTTTGACCCCCCTTGCTTATATTTCTGGGGGCTTGTCACAGTCAACCCTTACACCTGTCAAACGCCACACCCAAAATTTTTTTAATTTTTTTTCTGAAAAACATTTTTTATGAATCAGCAAGAACAATTAGCCCAAGCATTCAAGCAATTCCAACTCCGCTACATTAATGACCCTGTATTATTTGTGAAGGATGTTCTCAAGTTGACTCCTGACTCATGGCAGGAGCAAGTTTTAAATTGGGTAGCACATGGAGAGCGCAGATGTAGCATTCGGTCGGGACACGGAGTGGGAAAATCATCATGTGCATCATGGTTAATGATCTGGCATCAGCTTACGAGGTTTCCCCAGAAGACAGTTGTGACTGCACCAAGTCATTCTCAGTTACATGACGCATTGGGTGCAGAGGTTCGCAAGTGGATCACAGTATTACCGGACGTGTTAAAGGATCAGTTGGAGGTATTTACTGACCAGATACGTTTAAAGGCATCACCTTCAGAGTCTTTCATCAGCTTCAGGGTGTCTAGACCGGAGAAGGGTAGTGCGGAAGCATTGCAGGGAGTCCATTCAGATCATGTTTTGCTTGTAGTGGATGAAGCATCTGGAATAAATGACGCAATTTTTGAAGCAAGCGCAGGATCGATGAGTGGAGAGAACGCAACTACCATCCTTTTAGGCAATCCAGTTAGGGGGCAGGGGTTTTTTTATGATACACATAACAAGTTGAGCAAGAACTGGAAGACTTTGCGTGTTAATTGTGAAGATTCTGCAAGGGTATCTGAGGATTTTGTAGATGACATAGGTGAGCGTTATGGTCGAGACAGCAATCAGTTTCGTGTAAGGGTACTGGGCGAATTTCCGCTAGCAGATGATGACGCAATTATTCCAAGACATTTAGTTGAGAGTGCAGTTGCAAGGGATGTAGAGGGAGTTGGTGGTGCAGTTACTATGGGGGTTGATGTTGCAAGGTATGGATCAGACGCATCTGCTATATGTTTGAGACAGGGGAACAGGATTTTAGGAGATGGAGTAAAGACAAAGCGTGGTTTGGACACTATGCAGGTAGTTGGTTGGGTGAGGAGTGAGATTGAGGAGTTAAAGAAGAAGAATTTAGAGGTTGGAGAAATCTGTATAGACAGTATTGGTTTGGGAGCAGGTGTGGTTGATCGTTTATTGGAGGAGGGGGTAGATGTCAGGGGTGTAAATGTAGGAGAAGCACCTTCTATTGCAGGGAATTATCTTAATTTGCGTACTGAGTTATGGGAGAAGTGCAGATCATGGTTTGAGGGGTTGGATGTGGTGATTCCGAATGATGAGGGTTTGATTATGGAGTTATGTTCAGTTGGATATGGGTTTTCTTCAACAGGCAAGACTAAAGTTGAGTCAAAAGATGAGATAAGAAAGCGTTTGGGGAGTTCGCCTGATAGTGCAGACGCATTAATCTTGACATTTGCGAGTTATGCGTCAAGGAATGCTTCAAAATCATGGTCTAAGCCATTAATGCGTGAAATAAAAGGGATTGTTTGAAAAAGGTCTTGATCCAGCCTTGTTTTTCAGTCAATTTGACTTGTAACTACTGAATCTATTTCTAGGAAACATGGCTTTAACGGACGCAGAAGTAAGACAGCAGACAGCAGAATTGGAAGCAGAGCAGATTAGGCTCGCTGGAGATACTGCGATGGACATTACGGAACTGGAGGGGATAGTTGCTGGTCTTATAGAGGAAGCAGTTGACTATATTGATCTCTCAGAAGCACCAGATCGTATTGTCGCAAGTGATTACTTCAATGGCAAGCCTTTTGGTAATGAGGAGGATGGTCGTTCTCAGGTAGTCTCTAGGGATGTCAGGGATACTATAGCATTGATGCTACCTCAGATAATGAGGACATTTTTTGGGACTCAGAGAGTTGTAGAGTACCAGCCACGCTACCCTGAAGATGTACCAAATTCTGAACAGGCTAGTGATTATGTGAATCAAGTCGTTTTAGGTGCAGATAATCCAACCTCCTTCCAGACTTTCTATTCTATTATTAAGGATGCTCTTGTAAAGAGGGTCGGAATTGCAAAAGTAGATTGGGAGAGAAGGGAAGAAGTTGAGCATGAGGAATATACAGGTCTAGACGATCAAGCCCTAGAAGCACTGATGTCTGATCCAGACATTGAAGGGTCTTCTTTAGAATCGTATCCAGACCCTAGTTTCAAACCACCCCCTGCTGAAAGCGTCTCTCCAACCGAAGCACCACAACAGCAACAAGAGAGCATGGACGCACCGATGTTGCACGATGTAGTTATTCGGAGACTTTCAGTAGAGGGGTCGGTTGTTCTTGAAGCACTCCCTCCAGAAGAATTTTTGATTGATAGGAGAGCAAAATCTGTAGAAGAAGCGTCAATAGTTGCACATAGAAGGTATCTCACAGTCTCAGAGTTGGTGAGTATGGGGTATGACTATGATGAGATGCTGGATTTAGCAGGAGATGACAGTGAATTTGACACGAATATGGAGTACCTTGCAAGACACCCTCTGGGATCTTATGCTGATTCTGACGAAGGTGGAGAAGCGAATCGCAAGGTCTTATATATTGAAGCGTATGCAAAAGTGGATTTCGGTGGGTCTGGGATTACTTCATTGCGTAAGTTTTGTTGTGCTGGCAACCATCATAAGTTGCTTCATCATAGTCCGGTTAATGATATTCCATTTGTGGTCTTTTCTGGTTACCCAGAACCGCACTTCTGGAGGGGGCAGAGTGTAGCAGACCTGACAATGGATGTTCAGTTGGTGAAGTCGAGCATTTTGCGTAATATGTTAGACAGTCTTGCCAAGAGCATTCACCCTGACACTTGGTTAGTGGAGGGGCAGGTTAATATAGATGACGCACTATCGAACAAGGTTGGTAAGTTAGTCAGGACTAGATCAGCAGGTGCAATTGGGGAATTGAACAAGTCCTTCAATGGTAAGGAAGCATTCCCGATGTTGGACTACATGGATCGGATGAAGGAGGACAGAACTGGAATGAGCAAGGCTTCAATGGGTCTTGATCCAGATGCACTCCAAAGCACTGAAAAAAGCGCAGTATCCGCTACTATGGCAAGTTCACAGGCACAGATTGAACTTCTGTGCAGGGTCTTTGCTGAGAATGGTATGAAGCCATTATTTAAGAAGATATTGAAGTTATTGCACAACCATCAAGAGAAAGCAAGGATGGTTCGCTTGCGTAACACTTGGATACCGATTGATCCTAGAGTCTGGGACATTGGAATGGATGTTTCAGTGAATGTTGCGTTAGGAATGGGTACTACTCAGGAGCGTATGCAGATGCTTGCAGGACTTGCAGTAAAACAGGAGAAGATTTTACAGGAGCAAGGTTCAACGAATCCTTTTGTCACAAATGAGCAGTATCACCATACATTATCCAAGATGACAGAACTCTCAGGGTTTAAGGATGTGCAGTCCTTCTGGAGCAATCCGAAAGACTTTAAGCCACCTCCACCTGAAGAACCAGAACCAACAGCAGATGAAATCTTTGCACAAGCACAAGCAGATAAAGTCAGGGCAGACATTGAGTTAGATAAGCAGAAGTTCAGTCTTGACCAAGAAAAGATGATTCGTGATGATGACTTACAGAGAGACAAACTGGACTCTGATGTAGGTATGAAACAAAAAGAGATGGAGAACAAGTATAAGACCACGATTGACATGACAGAGATAAGAGGGAACATGGAAAAAGATCGTGAAAAGATTCGTGCAGAAGCACAACAGAGGATACAGGAACAGCAGATGGCACAGCAACAGATGATGCAACAGATGCAGTTACCTCAAGATATGTCACCTACTAATATGGAACAAGTCCCAGAAGAAGGGATGACTAATTAAATGGGTAAAAAAAGAAAGGGTGTAACTCCTAAGTCTATAGATGAGAGAGTTGCACAAGGGAATGAAGCGGAAACGCTTCTACAGTCTCCAGTATTCACAGAAGCGTGTGATCTACTGGAGGATAAATATGTAAACGCATGGATTTCTTCTGGAATCGGTGATGAGCAGAAACGTGAGCAGTATTATTTATCTCTCAAGGTTCTCTCTGAAGTGAAGCTGGAAATCGAATCCATGATTAATAGCGGGAAAATCGCAAAACAATTAATTTAGTTTTTGAGGAGATCACTCATTCCTTTTGGAACAAGAGTGGTGTCCTGAGAAACTAGAAAGAAAGCATGGCAGAACAAGAAGTAGTCGAGGGCAATAGCCTTATAATAGGGTCTGCGCTCGATGAAGCAACTGTAGCATGGGGAAAAGAACTGTCCTCTGAAGATGGTGAAGAATCATTAGAAGAACAAGCAGAAGAATCCCCCGATGAGTCGGAAGAATTAGAGTTAGATTCAGAAGACTCAGAAGATGTGCAGGATGAAGAAGAAGTAGATGAAGACTTGGAAGAAGTAGAATCAGACGCACAGATGTTTAAAGTGCGTGCTGATGGTGAAGAACTAGATGTCTCACTGGACGAGTTAATCTCTGGGTACTCTCGCCAATCCTCATTTACTAAAAAGTCTCAGGCACTTGCAGAAGATCGCAAGTCTTTTGAGAAAGAAATTGCAGAAGCAAGACATCTACGATCACAAGCTATCGAAGTCCTTGAAAATGCAAAATCCGCACAACCTCAACAAGCCCAAAAAGATTCTCAATACTGGCAAGATTTAAAAGACTCTGACCCAATGCAGTTTATGTTGGAGCGTGATGAGTTGCGTGAAGCACAGATGCAGGATCAAATGCGTGAACAACAGATTCAACAGTTGCGAGCGCAGGAGAAAGCAGAGCAACAGGCAAACTTGGAAAAATACATCGAATCACAGAGGGAGAACCTTAGTACGTTGATCCCTGAGTGGTCTGATGAAAAAGTCGCAAAAGCTGAAAGGAAAGCAATTGTAGAGTACGGAAAAAACGTAGGCTTCACAGATCAAGAACTGAATGAAGCGTATGATTCCAGAGCAGTAGCAACTATGCGTAAAGCAATGCTCTACGATAAATTGACCAAAAAGCGAGGGACTTTGAAACCAGTACATCGTTCAAGTATGAAAGCAGGTTCGCAGTCAATAAATCCCAGTAGTGCGAAATCTAAGAAGGCATCGGAAAGATTACGCAAGTCTGGTCGCATTGAAGATGCACAGGCAGTTTTTTATAACATGATTCGTTCATGATTTTCAATAATCCTTAATAATAAGAGGGACTTATGGCTATCGTTGCCAATACTTATCAGACATATCAAGCCATTGGGCGCAGGGAAGATTTGTCTAATACAATTTATAATATTGCGCCAAGTGATACACCATTCATGTCAATGATTGGTAAAGCGAAAGCAACAAATACTTTAGTGGAGTGGCAGACTGATACTCTCGCCAGTCCAGCAAGTAATGCTCATCTGGACGGAGATGACTATGCTTATACTGCTGTGACACCTACAGTAAGACTTGGGAACTATACCCAAATCGCACGAAAGACTGTCATAGTTTCTGGTTCTCAGCAAGCGTCTAACAACGCAGGTCGTGATTCAGAAATGGCATACCAATTATCACTCAACTCAAAAGCACTCAAGAAAGACATGGAATTAGCCTTAACAGGCAACGTAGCAAAAGCTGTAGGTAACGCTTCTACTGCTCGTAAATCCGGTGGTCTTGAGACATGGCTTATCACGAACACTTCAAGAGGTGGTGGTTCTCCAGCAGGTGCTAACCCTTCTGCAAACTCTGGTTCAACTGCAACTGACGCAGGAACAAAACGTGCCTTAACAGAAGCACTTTTGAAGACTGTGATTCAGTCAGTTTACACTCAGGGTGGTGATCCAACGACTGTCATGGTCGGCCCTGTTAATAAAGGGAAAATCTCTGGTTTTGACGGACGTTCAAGTGCAAGACAAATGATTGCAAAAGATGCAATTCAAGGTGGAGCGCATTTGTATAGTTCTGACTTTGGGGAATTGAAGATCATTCCTTCAAGGATCTCCAGAGAACAGTCCTGTTTCGTTCTTGATCCTGAGTTCTGGAAAGTTGCTTATTTCCGTGATTTCAAACAGGAAGAAGTAGCCAAAACAGGTGACGCAATCAAACGTGCGCTTTTAGTTGAGTTCAGTCTCATCTCAGCTAATGAGAAGGCTTCAGGGATCGTTGCGGATTGTACCATAACATAATTCATGGCACTTTTACCTTCTAAAAAAAGGTTATTGTCGAGGTCGCAGGGGAAGGAAGAAATCTTCTCCTACGACCAACACGATAAGACCTTTACGATAGAACACAAAGAGGATGTCCAACCTCTAATTGAGATTGCAAAGGATATGTCTGACTTGCAACCTTCAAAAGATTGGAAACTTTCTGCTGTAATACCTCAATTCGTATTAGACCAGAGTTTGCGTGAGAATTGGTCAAAAAAGGATTGGAAAAAATGGGCTAATAATCACGATAACAAGGCATTCAGGGTATGGAAGGGTAGACTCTAAATGGCATTAAGTAATTACACAGAACTACAAGCAAGTATTGCAGACTTCTTAAACAGGTCTGATTTGACTTCTGTGATACCTGACTTTATTACGATGTGTGAAGCAGACATCAACAGGAACTTGAGAGTGCGTGATATGACAGTGAGGACACGTGCGCCAATCAATAGTCAATATGTTAAGTTACCTGAAGATTTTTTAGGTATGAGGAACATTGATCTATTAACTGATCCTGTTACTCCTTTAACTTACAAGAATCTGCAAAATCTGGATATTCATAGAGCATCTGACTCAACTGGTAAACCTCTGTATTATTCTGTTATGCAGGACTCAATTGAGTTCGCACCTGTACCAGATGGAGATTACACAATTGAAATCGTGTACTATCAAAAAATACGTGCGCTTTCAGCAGATACTGAAACAAAAGAAGGGAACCCAGATAACTGGTTGCTCAATGAACACCCAGACGCATATTTGTATGGATCGTTGATGCACTCTGCTCCTTATTTACAGGACGATCAACGTATAGGTTTATGGGCTGGAAAATACAACCAGATTTTAGAACAAATTAAAAAATCGGATGAGCAAGCCAAATTCTCTGGTTCTACGCCATCCATATCATTTACACCATTTGGATAAAATATCATGGCAGGATTAACTAACTATCTTGAAGACAAAATTTGGAATCATGTGTTTGGGACTACAACTTACACTCGACCAACTAACTGGTATGTTGGATTACTGACTGCCACTCCAAGTGATAGTTCGGCAGGAACAGAGGTTTCTGGTGGTTCATACGCACGACAGGTTTGTGCATTCACAATAACTGGTGGTGGTACTGCTGAAGCGAAGAATACCTCCGCTATCACTTTCCCAACAGCAACTGCTGATTGGGGGATAATCGGTTGGGTCGGGATCTATGACTCATTAACAGGTGTCAATTTAGTGGCATACCAGAATCTCCAAAAGTCGGACTTCTCAACATCCACGACAAAGGTCGTAAACGATGGAGACATCTTCAAATTTAATGCTCAAACGATAAAGCTACAACTTGACTGATGGACACTGGGATAGGATTTGGCGGAGCAATCTACGGACAAGGTACGCATGGCAAAGGTGTCATGCAATCTTATGGAATGGTTGCATCAAACTCCTCTGTAGCTGGAACTTTCGGAATTGTACAATGGGAATCAACGAATGCTCTTATAAATTCAACTGGTGTCTTAAAACCATTTGGCGGATTAATCAAAGGTGGAACAACATATAGCGAAGCTATTACCTCAATGCAGTCTTATCCAAACTTTATATGGGCTGGTTTTAAAACTACATCAGAACAATCGACTGTTTATATTTCTGGATATATCGCTTGGGACGGACAATTGATAACAGACGCAACTTGGACAACGCAAATAATAGACTAAATCATGGCAAACACAACTAATTTTGCAGTAGAAAAACCCACTGTTGGCGGATACCGCAATACGTGGGGTGGCACGATCAATACTGGACTCGATAAATTGACAGAGTTGCTTGCTCTCGCACTTCCGATTGGATCAATCCAAATGTATCCAAAAGCCACTGCTCCAACTGCAACCTCTAATGGAGGAACTTGGTTAGTCTGTAATGGTGCTGTTTTGGTACAAAGTAATTATCCAGATTTATTTTCTGTCATAGGAGTCACATACGGAAATGGAGGAAATGCTTCAACACATTTCCAACTTCCAGATTTACGCTCAAGAGTACCAGTTGGTTATAATGTAGACAATTTAACATCAGTTCCAAATGGTCAACGCTCGACCAGAGCAATCGCATTAGGTTCAGGTGCAGAAACTCACACTCTCGCAAATACAGAGATTCCGAAACACGCTCATCCTGTCACCGATGCAGGTCACGTCCATCCAATTGCAGATCAGACGCACGAACATACTGGTGATCAAAGCGTAGTAGCAGGAGTCGGGAAAACTAATGATGCTGTTTTAGCAATTACTGATCCAAAACACTCGCATCAATTTGGAGAGATTGGCAAGGATTGGACAAATTCAGGAGTCTATAATATCGGTATTGATGCAAATTCTAATGATAAATATTTCCACACGACTGAACCAGAAGCGACAGGGATTCAAATTGCGGATCATGCACACTCATTCACAACAACTCCTAATTCAGCAAATATTTCGACAACTCTAACTAACCCTTCCGGTCGCATCACAACAACTAACAACCAAGCAGATGGTGACGGAGCACATAATAATATGCAACCATTTTTAGTTGTTAATTACATAATTCTAGCAAAACATCCAACCTTTAGCTGATATGTCTACGATTAACCACACAGTCACAGTCGCATCTGGAAAGTTTGTAATTGATTCTTCTGTCACACCATCAGTATGTTTTAGAGATGGAGATACTTATGTATTTGACCAGAGTCACGCATCAAATGCTGGTCATACACTGCAATTCTCTGCAACTTCTGATAACTCAGGATCGAGTGAGTACACAACTGGAGTTACCAAAACGGGAACTGCTGGTCAAGCAGGTGCTAAGACCACGATTATAACGTCTGGATCGACCACTGATACCTTGTTCTACTATTCATCAGGAGCATCTGGTTATGGTTCAGAATTCTCGAATCGAGGATACACCACAACTGCGATTTACGATCTTTTAAAACCTATTGTCGGTTCAGTTGACACTGCTGAGAGGTGGGGTTCAATGATGAATCACGCAATTGACCAATTAGATTCGCAGGTCGCATCTGTACCAATTGGGGGAATTGTTGCTCTTGCTTCAAATCTTTCAGGCTCGCATACAGTTCCTAGTTCTGGAGCAGTAGATGAAACAGGCTGGATGTTATGCGATGGTTCAACTATCCCTGCAAACCAAACTTTGTCTGGAAATGTACCTCAATTGACTGATGGTAGATTTTTGCAAGGTAATACACACGCAAATGCAGGAGGAGTAGGGACAAATAACACAGTAACTCTTGCTGAAGCTAATCTCCCTGCTCACAATCATACAGTCACGACAACAGCACAGTCGGGATCAACTACAAGCAATGCTAGTAGTGCAAATACTGGTAATGTAAGTTCAAACCACACCCACGATTCTGGAAGTAATACTGGAAGTCATAGTCATAACACTCACAGAAATACTTATTCAGTTAATGACTTTTATGCTTGGAATAACATCGTAACACGTTCTGGTAATGCGAGTACCAGTAATACAGGTGGACACCATCATGGTAATACAGGAAACTTTTCTGCGAACCATACTCATGGTATGGATCATACACACTCTTATGGTCACACACACACAATGAGTTGCGGAAATACAGGTTCAGGGACATCTTTTAGTATTGTACCTACATACTTGAGAGTAGTTTATTTAATAAGAGTAATTTAATTTGAAAAAGAAGGAGTTGAAATGGCTTTAGGAGGATATTTAAAAGAAGGAACATATTCTCACATTGATAATGTGGATTACAGTAAGAAAGACAGACAAATAACTTTCCGTCTATCTGTGTATCAAAATGCTAATAAATATCCGTCTGACTTAATTACGACTCAGAGTTTTGATGTTTTTAGTGAAATTACAGACATTCCGGAGATTGATTCATTTGTAACAGAAAGACCAGCCGAAATTACAATTGAGAGTGATTCTAAATGGGAAGATCAAAAGAAATATCTAAGACATTCAGATGAACCTAACGAGTTACATTGTATTATTTATCAAATTGAAGAAACTACCGAGAGATTCGATGTTTATCCCGAAGTAACGGATGAACAAACTCAAAGGCAGATGGATGGTGAGATTCTTTCTCAATCCGAATTAGACGCTTTGAAAGTACCAACACATACAGTCTGGAAGTACCATGAAAACCAAGCAACCTCACGTTATTATAAATTAAAGGATGGTACGTATTGGTACAACGATATTGAAAATAACACAATGAGGAAACTTGGCAAAGGTGAATCTTACCGACCATTTACTGCATCTGATTGGGATAGTTTTTTTGGCATGGATGCTCAGAACCCAAAAGATGCAAATCTTACTTCTCAGATTTATACTTATTTAAAAAGTCAGGATGTATTTGCTAATTTAACCGATGTCTAACAATGACCAGTATTTTTTCCGTTGGAGGAGAAGATTATTTTGGAATAAGGTTAAAGTAGTTGGTCATAAGCTGGAAGTGGAGCAGGATAAAATGTTGCTTTATTTCCCCGATGGATCTTTGCAGGAGATCAAGAAATGGTCAGACTGTGAAATTAAGTTAGGAGTTGATTGGGTGCTAGTTACTGAGAGGCAAATTAAAGAAGAAGCAGGGCAAGGATGATTGAACAATGGCAGGATTTCATTTACCACAATGATGATGCTTTAAATAAAGAACAAGTAGCAGAAATGATTTCTCACTTTGAAAAGAATGGTGAGAGTATTGCCACTTACAGATCAAGGACAATTAGTAATGGTGGAATTTTACCGAGTGTGCCAACTCATAGGGAAGATTATGTTTATTTTATGTCCTCTCAATCAAATCCTATCGAACACATCCAATGGGTAAATGAAACCCTAGATAAATGTTTAGCGGAGTATCTACAGAAATATAGGTTTCTAAATGATGGTAGACAAGTCAGTTGGAGGAATTTAAAGTGGCACACAGTTTCACAGCATGGAGGATACCATTCGTGGCATTATGAACAAGGTACAGAACCAGAAAGACATTTGGTTTGGCATTTATCAATGACCGACCATACTGAGGAAGGAGAATTAGAGTTCCTT